GCGGCCCTTGGCAACGTGGTTGCCCGCAATGTCGCCGCTGGCACCGTCACCGTGGCTTCGACGGCTCAGGGCGGCGCACCTGGTACTCCCTCCGGCTGGACCACGAACGACTATCTGCTTGTTCAGGGCGACAACAACCTGAAGTTCTCGGGTCTCTCTGCTTGGCTGCCCTCGACTGCGCCCGGCTCAAGCGACAACTTTTACGGCGTAAACCGCTCGGTCGACTCCCGTCTCTACGGCATCGCCTACAACGGCGCGCAGCAGCCCATCGAAGAGTCAATCATCGATGCGGCCATGCTGGTCCGACGGGAAAAAGGTCGTCCCCGCCACTTCCTGACCAACTACGGCAGCGAGTCGGCGCTCATCAAGTCCCTCGGGGCTCGGCGGGAATACGTTGACTGGGAAGGCGAGGGCGAAATCGGCTTCCGTGGCGTTCGAATCCAAGGCCCTGCAGGCCCCATCGACTGCTTCAGCGATAGAAACTGCCAGTCGGCCACCGGGTACTTGCTCCAAATGAACACCTGGCACCTGTACAGCCTCGACCCTGTGCCGCACGTCTTCAAATACGGCGATGGGCTCGAAATGCTTCGACTTGCCAACGGTGACGCGAGCGAAGTGCGCGTTGGTTACTACGCGAACATGGGCTGTGCGGCTCCTGGCTGGAATTCGCAAGTCAGTTTAGGAGTATAGCAATATCAAGGGGTTACGATGACAACTTCGACCGGAAGAGTGCAGCGCAACAAAGACCTCATCTCGCAAGGGATGAAAGAGTGTTGCGACTGCGCTGTTGTGAAGCCGGTATCGGAGTTCACGGCCATCATCCGAAACGTCAACTATGGCGTTTCTGCATACGCCGCAGCGCGCAAGGCCTGTCGACGAGACCGAAATACGAAATACAGAGCCCAGCCTGGGGAGAAAGCCAAGCGCAGGCAAGAGTACGTCAAGCGGACGTACGGTCTGACGTTGGAGAAGTGGAACGCGATGTTCGAAAAGCAGCGCGGGTGTTGCGCGATCTGCTTCACGCACTCCTCTGAAATAAAGACCGGGTTGAGCGTCGATCACAACCATGAGACAGGAGAAGTGCGCGGTCTTCTGTGCCTCCATTGCAATGCCGGAATCGGCAACCTAAAAGAAGACTACGTGGTAATCAAGTCAGCATTCGAGTACCTCAAAAAACACACCGAGACCGCGTCAGATTCTGACGATGGTCTGACAAAAGGCGGATAGCTATATCGCAAACAGGACCTTCATCGACAAAAAGTATGCCCTGGTGAAGCGCGAAATCACCCTCTACGCCGCCGTTTCTGTCGGTGGCGCAGGTGCTGTCACGCTTCAGAAGTGGAATTACCCCACCCTGGGAGCTGGCCCCAACGCTCGCACGTACACGGCTGCGCCGACCGCGAACTCGCTGCCCTCCGGCAACGCCTACCCTCTGCAATACGCCGCAGGGGCCGAAGGCGTGCGGTCTGTCACTCGAACTGCGACGGGCCTCCTGACGTTTCAATTCCAAGACAACTACCAACGATGTTTGCAGGTCGAAGTCAACACGCAAAGCGCTGGTGGTCTCTCTACCGTCGTCGCGGTGGGCATCAACACGACGCTGGTTGACATGGCGGCGGCTGGCGGCTCGAAGGTGGCAGTCGCTCTAGCCTCTTCGACCGCGACCGCGGCCGATGCTGCGAGCGGCGACGTGTTGCTCTTTAAGTTCACGTTCGCAGACGCAACGGAGCCCTGATTCGTGTCACTTCAGTGCCAAATCGTGCTTTCGCGCACTTCGTATGCAGCGGGGCAAACGCCCCCGCCGCAGGCGAGCATTGTAGTGACCAATCCAACATCAAGCGCCATCAATGTAGATGGTGCTTGCATGACAATCGAGGTGCTTAATGCCGGCAATCGCAACGCCGCTGCCGCTACGCCTCCGACTGTGCCATTTGGCCCGGGAGTGACAACGCTTGTGCCGGCCGGGGGGTCGATTACTCTCGGACCTGTGAGCATCACTGGTTTCTCGGCGGCGAATGGCAACGCGGCGCAGATGGCGCAACCTCCCGTTGCTGGCACTGTGATGCCGTACGTCTTCGTAGGTCGCGACAATGCGCCGAAGCCAGCAACGACCTATGAGGTGTTGCCGATTGTTCCTGCGCCATGGCTGGTCAATGGCGGCTACTTCGTTCCAGTCTTCCCGCCAGCAGGATACGTTCCACCCGACTACAACGACCCGAGCGAATACGAAATCGACCAGTTCGCAACCACTCCTGGCGTCAATGTGGCTCCGACGAATCTGCAGCCGTCTCAGCCGTTGACCGAAACATTCCTCGTCGGCGCCATGATTCACGGCTCTGACACGAGCATCAACACCGCGAACCCTGCTGGCCTGCTGGTTTCGTACACCGGAGCGCCAGTTACTCCGACGACCGCGCCTCCGGCAGGAACTCAGGGCGGCGTGCTGAATTGTTCTTTCCCAAATAACCTTGTAACCATGTACTTCGCGGGAGTTTTCTAAATGGCGCTCACACTTGCTGTCGCCTCTGGATACGGAAGCGCGCTCAGCATTGGCGACGCGACCACCAACTACATCGCAGCGGTCACCAACCCGGGCAGCGACGTGGTCCTCGGCAGCCTCACGGTCAACGAATCGACCAAGTCTGGCGCCGTCATCGCCCAGCCCATCATCACCACGGGCGTTGATGCCCCTGGCGTCGATAATCCTACGCTGGTCGGTGGCACCACGACCTACTTCTCGTTCTCGATTGTTTTCGCTCCGGTAAGCCCAGGCCCGTCGCCGCAGAGCGCCAACGGTTCAGCTGGCCAGCCAGGCCCAGCCTACAGCGGCATCTCGTTCGTCGTCACGTCGTACGAGACGACCGGGAAAACCACCGCGTCAACGTCGTTCTTCGTACCTACCATCTCGGCTCTTCCACCGTTTCCCCCCTCGCTCGGTGGAGCTTTGCAACTCAACGGCGGGGCTAACCTCATCAATCTAATCGTGCTGTAAAAGGAGAGTAAAATCATGGCATTCGCGCCAATCGTGGTCAGAGACGGAAACAATGCAGCGGCCTCAGTTGGGGCCTTCCAAGACGCCGCTGGCGTCAATTACTCGGCCGTGTCGCTCGACAACACCCTGCCCACCTACCGGGCTTCGGCGAACTTCACGCCTACCGCCACTGGCGCAGTGACTGTCATTTCGGTGACTGGCTCGGCGACCAAGACGATTCGCATCAAGCGAATTCTCATCGGCGGCGTGTCGACGGCGCTCGGCACCAGCGTGCTGCAACTTCAGCGCACCTCAGCGCTGGGCGCTGGCGGAACCACGGTGTCTCCTACCGTCTCCAAGCTTGACACCGGTTCGGCTGCGGCGACTGCCGTCGTCAGTCACTACACCTCGACCCTCAAGGCGGCCGGAACTGGCGTTGGCGGGCCCATCAACACCCAGCTCATCTCTCTCGGCACTGTCACTACGCCCACCGTCGCGCTTGCTGGCGTTCCCCAGCCGCTGTTCCCTGAGTTTGGCGCCCCCATTGGCCAAGCCATCGTGCTTCGCGGCACCAGTGACTTCCTGGAAATCCAGAACGTCACCCCTGCCAACCTTGGCGCCGGGACCGTTATGACGTACATGGTTGAGTGGACTGAAGACGCAAGCTGATCTGAGCCCTTGACGGGACTGATTGGCGTGGCGAGGCGACTCACACGCCTCGCCATTTTTCTTTCTGGAGAAACCCATGACAACGCTCCTTGAGTTGCGAACCAGATCGAAGATGGAGTCGGACAACGTCGGGCAGTCTTTCATTTCCGACACCGAGTGGAACTACTACATCAACGCGAGTGCCCAGGAGCTTTACGGGACCATCGTCGAGAGCTTCGGCAATGACTACTTCGTGCAGAGCCCGTCGAGCGGCTACCAATTCACGACCGACGGCATCAACGACCACTACGCCCTGCCCGCCGACTTCTTCAAGCTCCTCGGCGTCGACCTTCGCGTCTCTGCGCCGTCGCAGTGGGTGGCGCTGAAGAAGTTCAACTTCGCCGACCGCAACCGACTTGCCATCACGAACTCACTCATTCCGATGGCAGGGCAGTTGATGCGCCTGTTTTACGTTCCGAGGTATGTGCCGATGGTTGGCGATTCGGACACGGTCGACGGCGTCAATGGGTGGGAAGAATTCATCGTCATCGATGCCTGCCTGAAGGCCCTGGCGAAAGAGGAGAGCGACGTCTCTGTGATGATGGGGCGCAAGGCCGCCATGATGGCCCGCCTGACGTCGGAGATTGAAAACCGGGACGCAGGCTCACCCGCCACCATCATTGACGTATTCGGGCGCAGGGCGCGCGCAATGGAGTACCGGCTTAACGGTAACCAGCTCTGGCTCATAGGCAACGGAATGCCTGGCTACGGGTGGGGTGGAGGCTGGGGCAACGGCAGTGAATACGGCGGCATGTGGTGAGTTGTTGCCTTTTTGGCAACAACTGAAAGTGGCACGGTGACTCCATGGCGCTTCCGACATTCACCACCATCAGAAGTGACGATGCGCATGTGTCGCGCGTGCAGGACAATGTCGCACGGGCGGTGAATCCTGTCATCCAGGCGATTTCAACCACGCCCATCGGGGGCTCGCCTCCACCGCCGCAGCAATCACCGTCGTTACTCAATGGGTTCACAAACGTTCTCACCGGGTACGCGCCGTTCGGGTGCCACAAGGATTGCCTGGGCTATGTGCATGTTGGCGGACTCGTCAAGAACACCGCTGGGTGTGCGGCTGGCACTTCAGTCGTGCTTCTGCCTCCAGGGCTCAGGCCAGCCCAGAAGCGCGCGTTTGTGGTTCAATACTCGGGCGCATTCGGGCTCATTGCAGTCGACTCGGCTGGATCCATTGCTGTTCAGCACGTCATCGCAGCGGGCGGCACCTTAACGATGGAATTCACTTTCCTTGGAGAAGTCTGATGTCAGAACAGGGCCTCCAGTATCAACTGGTCACCATCAAATTCACCGGTGGGATGGACACGAAGACAGATGAGAAGCTCGTGCTGCCGACGAAGTTTCATCGCCTCCGAAACTGCGCCCTGAGCGACAACGGCGCGCTCGACAGGCGCCGCCCCCACATCAACCTCATCCAAGCTCAGCAGGGGCATGCGCTGGCAACGCTCGGCAATGAGATGCTGACCGTCAACGGCACGTCAATGTCGCGCATCATCGCCCCTCGCGACGTTCTATCGAGCACTCAGTTTACGGCACAACCGACAGCGCAGCTGATGCCTAACGTCGCCATCAGAGCCAAAGACGTGGTGGCGCCTGGCGGCTGGCAAGACAACGTCGACTGCGCCTACGGGTATGGCCTGGTTGTTTACGTCTGGCGCGGACTCACCATCGCATCGACTCCAGTCCCGACCGGCATTTTCATGAAGGTCGTTGACGAAGCGACTGGCTCGACCGTCATTGCTGAGGCGAAAATAAGCTCCACTACAACCGCCCTGTTCCCTCGAGTCGTGTTTGAGCCAGGGGCGAGCAAGTTTCTCATTTTTTACATGCTGACGGCGCGCACCGCCATCCTCGGCCGTGCCTACGAGCCCGCGGTCTCTCTCACGACAATCCAAACAGAGACCTCGGTTGCCTCCGGGTACACCGCCAGTACCTATCCGACTGCATTCGATGCGTGCGCGTTCAGTGGCGGCGCGGCCGTCTCGTTTCTCCACAACGGAGGCGTCACTGACATCGTGGCCAGGTACTCAGGCGGATGGAGCGTGGTGCTCAACGCAGTCGCAGCGCCAACGGCAACGTTCCCTGAGAACCACATCACCGGAGTGGCGAATTGCACAGATGGGGCATGGCTCTACACGTTCATCGACAATGACTCTGGCAGTTCGCACCCGGGCGTCTATTCTGGCAACGTCTACAGTTCTGCGCTTGCGCTTGTCTCGGTCGCAACGCTGCTTGACGGGCACGTTGCGACCGCGCTCGGACTCTCGACCATCGTTGCGCTGGCTGGTACGGGCGGCGCGGTAGACATCTACACGGACGAGATTTCCTCCGTCAACGGCGATGCGTATGTGCCGATTCGCCACGCTGTCGCGACCTGGTCAGGCACGGCATGGGGCTCAATCACCGCGACCAATCTGACGAGTTCGGCGTGCTCCTATACCGCGACCGGAGTTTCTGGCGCATGCGGTCCACAGGGGCCGTTTATCCTTGGCAAGCCGTTCAGGTCGACCGCCTCCGGCTCTCCGCGATTGCCCGTTTACATGGTCGACAACTTTCCGAATGGGACGCTGCTCATCACTGGCTCGAACAACCCCGGGCTCCAGAATTCGGCATTCATTCTTGACGGCGCAACTGGCGTCGTGCTCGGGAAGGCTCTCGGCGGAACCCTGGGAACCAATCTGGCGACGGCATACCCGAGTCACCCGACCCCGACATCGGTGGTCGCAACTCCTTCTGGCTTCGCAATGGCGGCCAGAGTTCAAGGCCAGCTTTCGTTGCTCAAAGGCGTCGACTACACGCCAACCGGCATCGACCGGCTGTCTTTCTCCGAGAACCTGTCTGCTCCGATTTCGCACGCCGAACTTGGCGGCGCGCTTTACATGGCGAACGGATTTCTCACTGAGTACTCCGGCGCCTCGGCATTCGAGGCCGTGACGCACCTGTTTCCAGAGGGCATCGTACTGACGGCGCTCGCGGGCGTTGGCGGGACTGCGGCCGGGATTTACCAGGCCGTCGCAATTTACGAGTGGACCGACAACGCCGGAAGTACGCACCAATCGGCGCCGTCTCCCGCCGCATCAATCACCCTCACCGGTGCGTCTGGC